ATTATAATTAAAATATATGTGTGAACCTACATATCTGCCCATATATCTTGTGATGTAAGAACCCTTCTATTGCTTTAGGGCTGTGGACGTAGCCATTTCGGTGATGCCAACTATCTGCTCCAGATGGGCTTCTAAGGGATTCTATAGTAACACCCATAATATCTCTAGAACGCTTGTGGTGTATATGGTGTGTATAAAAGTATCTGTGATTAACTACAGCCCAATCCTCCTTAGCCTCGTGTGCCATTAACAATGGCAAATCATTTTCTTTAGCTCCGTCTCCGTGCGTAGTTCCAATAAGATTGTTGTAATATTTAAAATATTTTCTATGTGCTATAGAACAATTAAATGTAATGTGTTTATCATTATGAAACCAAGATTGGATAGTGTCTGCTAAAAAAAATCCGTTAGTATAATCGTGGTTAGATGGGTCGTACTGAACGTGCACATCAGCAATCTCTCTTAGCACCTCTAGTACCTCTACGTGCATCTTCCTAGCTATCAAGAAGTTATCGTACCACATACCATCTGTATCTTGTGGAGTACCCGATGTTGTCTGTCTTTTAGGGGTATCTATGTGTAGAACATCATTACCTATAATGTATAGTATCTTATCTGTCTTGAATGCCGAGGCCTTCTCCACAATACCATAGACACCATCTAAAACTCTCTTAACAGCTATCTTATTGTTGTATTCATCTCCTGTCTCAGATATAGCGGCTAGCTTACCTATATGTATATCAGCGGGGTCAATAACTAATAAGTGTGAGTCCTCTGGTTTCTTAACATCTCTCTTGACTGTATTGTACTTAGGTGCGTGGTCAATCATATCTTGAACAATATCTTTTCTGATATCATCGTAAGATACTTGAGCGCCTCTAACATTAATAGAGAAGCGTTCTCCTTTAAACCAATAGTATTTAACGTCTTGAACAGGGATGCCTTGTGCTACGCACTCTTCTGTAAGGGCTGAATGCTTGTCTCGGATGTCTTGCAGGATTTCGTACTCGCTCTTGGTAATGCGAGGACGTAGTTCTTTTTTGCTCATAGTGTTAGATGGGTTAGTAATTGGTTTTGCTAAACTACAACTTCTTTATGAAATCAACAACTTCTTTACATTCTTTTTGGTTTTTTGGCAAAAATATATGTGGCTGTTGGTGGTCATCACTAAGTCCGTACTTAAGTAATTTCCATTTTAGTTTATTATCATTACGCTGAAACCCTTTGGTATCAACGATTACATTCTTTCCGTAATCAATAAATTCAAAATCAACAGTCAAGGTCATAGCCCTAATTGTTTTTCCTTGGTATTTAAAAGGGGGATGGAGTTCGTAGGGAACTTGAAAGTCAAACTTTAATCCTTCACTACGACAAAGTTCATAGAAGAATAATTCTAGTCTAGAATCAAATTTTAAACCGTACTTAATATGTTTTTTTATTTGCCTCATTAACCTAAAGATAGCTCACTCTTGCAGTATGATAGTGATGTCCTCATTATCTCTATCTTGTAGTGGGCCTCTTTTATTAGCAACTCCATAACCACATTGTAGAAACTGCAGTCCCCTATCTCGTAGGCAAGCACGACCTTCTTCTCTGTGGCAGACATATCTTCTGTCTTTATGTTCATCATCTTCTTCATAGACAGCTTATCGGTTAGGATGTCAAGTTTTGCTTTACAACTCGCACCCATACCTAGTATACCTGTAATCTCAGTAAGATGTTTGATAATCTCTGTAGGGTTAGAACAGTCAATCTGTTTTGATATGACTTTCTGGAAAGAGTCATACATCTGTACGCACTTCTCAAAATCTTTTTGCTCGTCAGAGCCTTCTTTAAATACTTGTTTCATATTTTAGTTGTTTTTATATTTTATTTTTTAGGGCCAAAGTGATTTTTTAAACCTTTTATAAATTGTTTATTAGTGGGTATTAAAGGTTCTCCTGTACTTGGATTCCCATATATCTTAACATCGTTTTGGTCTACTGTTCTAATATCTCCTGTATTATACAATCTAATTATGAATTGAGGATTAGAGTGAATAGACCCGCCAATCATAAAGATTGCTACTCCGTATCCTAATGGTGTTTCTACATCAAAAGGATTTACTATTTCGTGTATTGTTTGAATTATCATTTTATTTGTTTAAGTTTAAGAGTATCCCTGCCCTATTAGGATAACCCACTACAGTTATTAATAATTTAATTGCAGGGATAACATCTTAAATATTTTTGTTTTCATCAAATAGGTCTTCACCATTATAATTAGGATGATTTTCTTTCATATAATCAATCCCTCTTACCCAAAAGAAAGAGATAATTGCTGCTAAAAATACGCTGCATCCAATTGTAATTAAGTATCCCATATTTTATTTGTTTTTAGGTTTTATTCTTAAAGCAAACTCCTTGCCTAATGACTCAGAGTATACTCTTGTCTTTTTTATTAATGCATTCTTAAGTACGTGCTGACCTATTAACAGCTTTTGTTGGGCTATCTTTAGTGTCTTAAATTCTATCGCATTCTCTCTTCTCTTCTTGATATCCTTGATAGATAAATCATAAGCTAGTATCGGTAATGCTGAGTCATCTATAAATTCATATCCCATATTAAAATCTGCATTTATGTTTTAGTAATAATAATTCTCTATTGAAAGGAAGCTGTCCGTGTATATCAACAAACTCCAATCCATTATTCATTCGTAACATAATAGGAGTCCCTTGTGTGGTAGGCATACCTCCTGTCTCTCTATTTCTAACCTTATCAATTGATACCTCTGTAAACATCCACTCATCTGCTGATTTAATCTTTCTATGAAGTGTTACAAAGTTATCTGCTCTATTGTATAAAGCTGCTCCGCCCTCAGTATCTGATGCGTGTGGCATCTTTTGGTTACCACTACTATCTCTATCTCTTTGGGAGGCTGTCGTAGTGTGAACAGATAAAAATATCGTGGTGTTGTATTTCTTAGTAAAGTTTAACATCTCGCTGTATGCCTCGTAGTCGTATATGTATTTATTCTTAGCCGCAGTTAACTCCATCTTAAGTGAGTTGTAGGGGTCAATGAATACACCCTTCAATGACTTGTATTGCATTAGCATCTTTGAGTGCTCTAGTATCTCTCCATAGGTATACATATTATCGGTAGATAAGATAAAGAAGTGTTCATCTACAAATCGTAGCGATACGTTATGCTCTTGGTCAGACATCTGCTGTATCTTCTTACCTATAAAGAACTCCATAATCTTCATCTTAATAGAGGCAGACTGATTCTCTCCCATATACAGCATCCAATTCCAATTGTAATGTATCGCAGATAGGAATATAAGCCACAAATTGACCGTTGTTTTACCAATATGACTGTGCGCTAGGGAGGCATAGAACTCGCCCTCCTTGAGCCTTAAATGCTTATCTAAATCATCGTAGCCAAAACCATACCCCATAGGGATAAGTCCTGCCCTAAATCTATAGATATAGTCATCATCTCTGCTGTTGGATGTAAGGAAAGATAAGTCCTCCTCCATTACACCTATCTCTCTGACAGCCTCTCTATAATCTATCTCAATTTCAGATATAGGCTTAGTCATTCCGTGTCTTAGTCCGTCATCTATCGTACTGATAGCTAACTGCATATCATCAATATTCTTCTTGCCTATCTCGTGTATTAGAATATCCTTAGCCATATCATACTCAATATGTTTAGTAGCTATGTAACCTCCTAATAAATTAGCGGCCTTTAATAATACGTGGTGCTTCTCCCCATCGGGAGCAAGTCGTATCATCCTAGATGCTATATCAATTTTCTTATAGTCAGTAAACCCATCGCCCATATGGATATTAGATTTCTTCTGCTCATCATCTAAGACAATGTCAAAGAAGGTGCTTGAAGAAGTATTAATATAAATATCGGGGTCGTAGGATAGATATAAAACTCTTGATGGATTTCTAGCTGTAGGGTCTAGTCCCTTAATAGTTTCAAGTAAAGCTTTGTAGTGTTGCGTATGTTTATTGCCATCTCCTATTCTGACAAGTCCGTGTAGGCCCTTGCCACTAGAAGATAACCATAGCGCGTATATGTATGGATTATTTATTAAATCTTTTTTAACGGATTCAATATTATCAATGTCATCAATGTCAATGGGAACAAATCCGCTGTGGGATGTTAATGATTTATCATCTCTATATGAGATGTATTTTTCTCCGTCCTCTCTAGATTTTTCAATAGGCTTAGCAAACTCTCCAGAGAATAAAGCGCAAGGTAGTTCAGCTTTGAGCGACCTTATCTTGTACTCTTCGGTACAGTTTCTAATGTTATCTACTTTGTCTTTATACCTGCCATTTTTAATGGCCTGTAAGACACTTTCTATAGGGACGAAGTGTGGCTCACTAATATTAGTGATACTCTTGAATAGTGTAACTTTTTGCATAGAAAGTTTGTGTTAAAAAACCCTCACGATTTTTAGGCCGTGAGGGATACTTACAATTAGGATTGCTCCTTCATCAAATCAGAAAAACTAAAACGGAAGATTGTCAATATCTGTCTCCACATTTACATCTTGAACAGCTACTTTATTAGTTCCTGTTGGCTTCCACGTATCTAGTACAGCGTATACGTTGTTGCCGAATTTGTCTGCTTCTTTTCTGTCCTTGAATTCCATATTGACGTAGCCTTTTTCATTCTGATGAGCTTTTAACTCTTCAATGAATTTTTCTACATTAACAGAAACTTTTGTTCCGTACTGAGTTTTCTTTCCGCGTAGGGAATTGAAATAGATGGTGTCTTGTGCCATTGTGTTATATATTTTGGTTAAAAAATAATTATTTTGCTGTAATGTCTACCTTATATCCATACTCTGTGAGTAAGTCTATAATAGCACCCATAGATACAGCTCTAGGGTTGCCTTGTTTGTCTTTGTATTTCCCACAGTAGTTTACGAAAAACCAGTAATTCCTTGCTTTGTCGGTCTCGTAGATGTGGTTAACAATTGTTGCGATTTGGGGGTAGCTCTTGGTTAATTTTGCTTTGGTTATCCCCTTTGCCTTTGTGGTCATATGGTTTGATTGGTCTCTATGTTTTTGAAACAAGGTCTACCGTCTCTAGCTTGCCATCGTGTAGGTGTGCTTTAAAAGTATAAAACACCTCGTATGGTTTGCCATAAAACTCCACATCTCCTGTGTGGTAGCTCTTCTTTACTGTTTTATTAATTTTTTTTAGTTCAATACTAAATAACCCTTCTGGATTATCTGTTGGAGTCATCTCGTACTCAAAGTCTTCAAAATATAAGTACCCGTCTTCTCCTACAAAGTAGTCTAGAAATTCTCTTTCTAAATCTTTTGTTTGAAATTCTAAGTCAGTTAAGTCTTCTAGTTCCTGCGCATTAGACGTAGGTAATAGTTTCGCATTTATTTTAAAGGAATCAAATCTTCCCATAATTTTTAAAGTTTAGGGGATGCACTATGCTACATCCCCTATTCAAACACAATTGTTACACTCTCAAAGTTCTATTGCGAATATACAATATATTTTGCGAAACAACCAAATTTTATTTTATTCTCTGAAAAAAGGCTAATGTAGATACAACAACATAAGCTATAGTCAGCAGTAAAAAAAACTTAATTTTAAACATTAGTAATCTCATCTGTCATTACGTTTACTTGGATTTCTTCTCTTTTAAAGGTGGCTATGTATTCTTTAATACACCACTTAATCATCTTATATAAGGCCTCTCTTCTAGCTTTTTTAGGCTTGGTATAGAATACGCTATACACTACAAATACTATGTCGCTCATAAATTTTATTTAATCCAACTAGGTAATGTTATTGTAAAGTTACCTTGGCTGTGGTACTCATAGCCCATATTAAACATATTATTTTCCATACAAGACTTAAAATCTTCTATCAATTTAACAGCCTGTGTTATGCCGTATTGGTTAAAAGAGGGGTCTACATCTGCTAGAGATATATTGTATGGTGCATTAGTTTCAATCAGTAAATACTTTATTGGTTTACCAGAAATGTGTGAATATAAACCTGCTTGAATGTGGTAGGAGCGATTGTAAAAATCATTAATGATAGTTTTGTGGCTAGCATCATTGGCTGTCTTTACTTCTAGGATGTAGTCATCAGCCTCTCCATCAAAGAATCCTCTAAAGGGTAGTCCGTTGATTTCTGCGCGCCACTCTTTCTCAAAACTGTTACAGCCTTGTATAGCATTAGCTATGTGTGGTTCAGCTATAGCCTTGTTGATAAGGTTATTAGCCTCCTCGTATTGCTCCTCTGTTATAATTTCTTTACCTTCTGTTTGCGCTAAGAATGATTCGTATAGGGCCTTGCCTTCCTTTGTTCGTCTGTCTATGTTAGGCATCACAATAAATTGTTTTCCAAATTCATTGGGCTGTAGTAATAGGCAGTGTATTAAACTACCGAATGCCATTGCGGGCGTAGGCTTTCTCTCTCTGCGTAGATATTCTACGTAGTGAGCGGGAGACTTAGCAAACTCTTTTAGTGAGCTGTAGCTAAGAGGTCTTTCATTTAGTGTTTCTATTGTTACCATTGCTTTGTTTTATATTTTTTTATAAGTTCTTTAATTGCCATTACACCGATAGCTGATATATATACTATTATAAATACAGGGATTGCTATTAAAAAGAATCTTAGTATTGAAAGTATTTTCATAAGTTATAATGCAGATAGTTCAGCCTCTACAGCTTTAGATATTTTATATTTAGTTCTAAGTCTCTTGATGTCTGTCTTAGCATCTTTAAGTGCTTGTATTATAACATCCCAATTAGGATTCTGTTTGTTTAACCAAGGCTTATCTGTATCAACAGCTGTCTGAGTTACTACTACATTAGGTGTAGGATTAGATGCTCTGTTTCCATCATCATCTTCATCCTCTATAATGATGTTAAGTAATCCCGATAAACTGTAACGCTTTGCATAGGATACAGCACTACCATAGTCTTGAGCAGAGTGCTTCTGAACAATGATAGGGAAGGTAGATAGCATAGTCTCTCCAGATTCTGTATGCCAGACATTGGTCTGAACAAAACCTTGTTCTCCTGCTACTATGTTTACTTGAGTAACTACTAATCCATTTTTATGTAGGTATGGTTTAATGTGATGCTGTATTGCATCAAGTGTAGCATACTTAGATTTAAAAAATGGGTTTGATGCTGATTTGCCAACAGCAGGGCATTCTGCTTGGAATTTATCCAAGGCTTTTAAAAGTGCTTTCATTGCTTTGTGTTTATATGTTTGTAAAATTACAAAATACTTTATTATTATCCAAATATTTTTTAATGTTTTTTATTTACCACTAGATTAAAAGACTAGAAGTAATTAGGTAAGTAAAACGAAGTCAGCCCCCTACCCCCTGTTAGGAGACTGACTACTTACCACTGAGTTAATGAGCTATCGTTAATTGAGGCTGTATAGTTACGCAAGTCGTGAAGAATACTATACATTTAAAAGTTGAATATCAGATTCCCTTAGAATGGTCTTTATGCATTTACCTCCATTAGTCTGTAACTAACTTTCAGTTGCAGTAGCCGTATTGCTTTGACTACACCCAATAAAAAGCCCACTAGAGTGAAGTTCTAATGGGCATATCTAAAGAAGGGTTAGTTCTTGAAACATACCCGATAACGTAACTTCACTACCTTATCGGATTTGCTACACAAAGATATAAATCTTTTTTAATTATCCAAATTATATTCTAAAAAAGAATCTGTCAGTTCAACAGCTTGTCTAATATGCAGATAGCCAACCTCTTTGATTATCTTATCTTTATTCTCAAAATTGGTTGTCCTAGGCATTACCCTCATATGCCAACTTGGTTGTGCCATTACTGACATATTGAATGAGTATATCCCCCTAGGGGTAGAGTTAATGTACCTACAATTAGGTAGCTTATGCAAGTGCTTCCATTTAGGCTTCTCTATAAGTAAAGCATCGTAATGCTCTCTCCTACACTTAAATTCAACATACACATTTAAAGATGGGATATATGCATCAGTATAGCTGTACTTACTTGTCTGCTGAATGTCGCTGAATCTGGTATCCTTAAACCAATCAAACAGCGTCTTTTCTTTTAGTTCACTTAGATTCATTTTTACTTGTTAACTTAGAAATTAGTTTATGTTCTCTTATCTCTATCTCAAACTTATTGGTAGCTATGATAAGTGATGTAAGTACCTCCATTTGGGTATAATCTAGGGCAATAGACTCTCCGTCTATATGTATGTGGACATCGTTGCCATTGTCTACTAGACTGCCTACAATCTCTCCTCTGCAATCTTCTGACCACTCGCTACTGTGTGAGCGCGTAATGATAGTTTTGCCTTTGTTATAATTGTACTTGACATCATACTCGTGCTCAAAGCCTTTCTCTGATTCATTGATAATATAGACGGATGATACATCCTCTACATCATTATCTAATTCCTTTTGTTTCTTTTTCATTTTATTTTTCCATTTTAAGAAGTAAGTAAAGTAATGCCGAGTAGTTACACAGGTCAATGACAGAGTCCTGTACTGACTCATTTTGTGCGTGCTTGCCACTAGATAGCAGCTGTCCTAGTCTTGCTACCTTAGTACCAATTAGGTTAAGGCAGTTAGTTGCGTCGGGGTGTTTACTCCCTTGGTTCACAATCATTCCTGCAAGCCTAAAATTTGACAGCACATCCTCGCCTGCGTAGTCATACCCTTTCTTGGTTAAGACCTCCCTTTGGGCCTTAAACAGCCCTTCTAGGAGTATGTCTCTATCCTCTGCCAATAGTACGGAGTAATCGTACCTAACCGAATCCTTATTAGGAGGGTCGGGGGTCAATAGTCTTTGTATTATGTTCATAGTTAAATTTAAATGGTGATTCCTTTGTGTTCTAATTCCTTTGCAATACCATCAGCCTTGAATCTGAATTCGTCATCAGTATCGTACAAATCATTATATACCCTTATGTTATGAACTACCGTTGTATGGTCTCTACCGCCAATAGTCTCGCCTATTTCCGCTAACGACCACTTCAATCTAGTCTTCATAAAATAACAATATAGTTTTCTAGCCTCCGTTAATTTTCTTTTTCTACTTTTCTTAACGATATCCGAAAACTTTATTTCAGTATGTTTTTCAACAGCCTCTATAATCATCTCTTGATTATACCTATACTTACGATTTGTTATGTTAACCTTGATACTGACAGGCCAATCAATTCTTCTCAACCCTACTATTACATAGGGATTTATCACTTCTTTATCTTTCATTTGGTTATTTTAAATTGGTAACAAAATACTGCCTAGCAAAAACTAATTAGCCTTTACTTTTTTAAGACAATCTTGACAACCAATAACTTGCACTCCCTCAATGCGAGCCCAATTTGTAGCTAGTGCGGGTGTCCCACACAAATTACCTTTACCAGACTCATAGATGTGAGCTGTCTTAGACCATACATTACCCTTGTTGCCATAAATCATTTGATTAGGCTTTAATTCATTTACATTCATATTTTTTTATTTTAAATTACATAACTTGAAAATCTCCTAGATGTTTAATGCTCAATAGATAGGACTTCTTGCCAATCATATTCATATCATATATAGCTACCCTGTAATTACTTACGATTAAGTTTTCCATAGGTACATATGATTCTGGCAATACATTTCTGTATATGGCTGCAATCATATCGCAATCCCTAAACATTTCAATATCCTTTGCTATAGTAGCTGCTATGGCTACATTGTTCATACTACATCTCATTGTTGATAAAATTTATAGTAGTACCTATTGTATTTCTTTGAATCATTACATCGCCCTTAAACAGCGTTGATGTAAAGTCTCCATCATAATCTACAATGGTTTCTGCCATTACTAAAAAGGATTTTCTATAGTAGTCTAGTGCTTCTTTGTGAGAAGTAAAGCTATACTCATAGTTATCCGTGTCTCCGCCTAGAGTCATCTGACTCATTACTGTAAATATCATATGATTGGTATTTCGTAGGTGTTAATTAATTGGTCGTAGTACTCATCGTAGTAAAAATCAAATACGTCTTGAGCCTCTTCCGTGTATACTAAGCTGTCTTCTTGGTCTCCTCCATCGTGCACCCATAAGTTCTCTTCATTGAACTCTTTGTCAAACGGAGCGTTGATAATAAAATCAATAATTGTGCGATGATGCGCCATCTCTGATGCGCGCTCAACTAATAATGAATTCCATTGGTCTTGGTTCATATATATATTTTTTATTTGTTACAAAAATAATCAATTATTTGTTAAATTGCAAATAATTATGGTGGTTTTTTTCTTGATTCTTTAGTAAGACTTACATATCTTATGTGTAGCCATACATTGATAGCTAGCACACATAACATATAAATAAGTAGTATTATTTTACCTCTCATTTTTCTTTTATTACTTTATATAATTGATATAATAGAAATATAATAACTAGCGCGTATGATACGAGCATTCCTTTTACTAGGTATTCTAGTGCTGTTGGTAAAAACATAATTTATTTTTTAAAATTTATAATACGGGTAATTCATCGTGCTTGCCATTCTTATCTGTAAAGAACATTGCGCCACCATCGTTGCCTTCGTCATCGCAAGATAGATAGCAGATAGTTCCATTACTTAGCTTAAACACTATGGGTCTTTTATACCACCCCATTTGTTCTGCATTTTCTTCTGACATATAGTTTACACTAACTATTGTCTGTCCCAATAATACTTGCCTTGCTCTTTTGTTCCAAAAGGTTTCAAGGTCTTTGGTTTCTTTTACCATTTTAATTTTTATTTAATTGTTAGATAATCTGGTTCTGCATACAATACCACAATATCATTAGGGTATTTGTCGCTTAATCTTTGTGCCATATCATCATTGGCATATATTACTTCGCCATTTTCTGATTGCCTTTCTTCTTCAATCAAGGGGGACAAGACAGCTTCAATTTGCTCATCACTTAAGGTAGTAAGCAATAATAGATTTTCTTCATCCCAAGAATTTTGGGATACTTCAACGATTCTAATTTTTTCAACGATTTCTTTTTTGTTCATAAAATTTAATTTAATTGTTATTCAATAGAACACATTACCACTACTGAGTCATCTAGCTTTGAGAGTTCATTCTCAAATTCAAGGCTCATCTCTTCAAAGTCATAGACCTTCTTGCCATCCTCATCTATATATTGATAGATGCCTATCTTAATAGTATTTGGATTTGCATAATGGTCTTCTAACTCGTTGCAATGGTCTTCTGCGACATAGTCAAAGGCGCACTCTTTTATTTCCTCTCTTTCTTTATCGTTACTTGTATAGTAGTCAATAAAGTTTTCAATGATGATTAGCTTCAGTTCTTCTGATGCTGTAAGTTTTCTTGGCATATGATAGTTTTAATTGGTTTATTAATCGTGAATGATGTGTTGTTCTATTTCTTCTTCAGCAACTATTGGTGTTTCAATATAGTATTTCTCATCAAGCTCCATAGACTCAGCACATTCACTACACATATAGCTGTTCCAATCTCTGATATAGAATACATCATCTACTTCCTTCCACTCGCTACAGCAGTCGCAGATAGAGTAATCAAATCCTTCGCCCTCTCCCATAGCCTCGTCAACAGACTCTTCTCCGTCAAAGGCATCCTTATTGTATTTGTATGTTGTCTTGCTATTACTGACAGATGACTTAGAGTAACCTTCGTACCAATCGTCAGCCCAAGCATATGAGCCATAAGACTTGCTATAAGATGAACGCTTGTATGATGTGTTAGAGAACCACGCACCATCCTCACTCCACTCGCCCGCCTTCTCGTTAAGTATGAAGAAGTCGCCCGCATCATCTAAGAATACAAATTTGTTACCACTACCTATCGTAAACTCTAGCACATTCATAATGGCATTGTTCTTATAGAAGTTATAAGGCATTGGTTTCATTAAGCCATTGTTGAATATCTGCGTGTCATTCTCCTTGCTACCCTTGGGTACATCTATATCTAATATACCATTGTGGCAGAAGTATAGATTCTTGTGTACCTTGAATGGGTGGCAGTTATAGTCATTGATACCACCACTTGTAGCGATACGGAAGTGAATCACTACGCTAGTGTCGTGCGCACTAGCCTCTACTATATGGCTGTAGAATTTGTCAAACGATTCCATTTCTTTCTTGACAATAACTTTACCATTGACAGCGTACATAATACCCGCTCCGTGGTTGTTATTGTCCCAACAATTTTCTAAATGTTCTTTACTGATTTGAATGCCTCTCGGCTGAATTGCAATTACACACATAATTATAAGTTTTTAGTTTTAATGAATTTTTTAAGCATAGCGTACTCGTGAGATTGTTCAATGTATTCTTTGAATGCGCTGATTGTAGTCTCCTTGCTATCTCTACTGAAATTGAATAGAGCATAGCAGAACTCTATATTTTTAAGGAACGATAAGTAGTTGAGCGTACCTCTAAAGATTCTTATCTCTATCGTGCTGTCATTCTGCACATTGATAGCTGAGTATCTTTTGAAGCCTCCACATTTTTTCTTAGCCTTGTAGATAATCGTGTCATCGTTGTCGTTCTCTATGGCGGCCCATCTTTCTAGCTGTTCAATCTCTCGTTGAGATATGTCTATTACAAATTGCTTATTGTCTATAAAGAATTTGATAAACCTAAACAGCTGCCAAGTGGTAAAGCATTTCTTACTGAGGTGTATGTGAATGCCACAGGTACTTGAATCGTATGACCTATACCCTGCCTTGATTAACTTGTCAAGCATCTTCTTGAATATATCTAGCTTGACTTCTTGTATATACTCAAAGGTCATAGGGTGTGTAACAATCTCAAAGCCATTGTTAAGACTGCCGTCAGACTTAAGGTAGTAGGTATCGGTAGTTGAGATATCCTCTGCCATCTTACTGATTTTTACTGAGCTATCTTTTTGCTCTACCTCTAACTCAATACCAAAGAATAGTTGGTCTGTCTTGTACTTCTGATTGGTAGCTAACTTGAATATCGGAGTAGGCTTGTGATTATAAGACTTTATATATCGCTTGCCTCCTCTGTCGCATTGTCTACATACATACTCTTCCGAATCGTCATCTGGATTAGCACACGAATCAAATTCCCATCTGTCATTACATTCACAGCATTCAAAGGTGTCTACATTTTCATTACAGCCCTCGCATAGATTACCTACGCCTCGTATATAATACGAGCTATGCCAATCGCTATGTGATTCATTACATCTTTCACAATCCCAAGCATTGGTTTGCGTACAGCCCTCGCACCACATCTGTTGGTCTCTCCTAGTGTGAACGGATGTTAATTCAAACGAGCTATCTCGTTCCTCGCAGTTCTCACAGAATGGTAGCTCAGCGTAACAATCTTCGCAATAGTCAGAGCCATTGCTTCTGTGAGAGTGGTCGGTATGAATTTGATTGCTACAATCTTCACACTCAACATAATCCTCAAAGCATTTCTCACATACTAATCCGTCATAGGTATCTGACGCATCGCAGTCTGGAGTAATGGCTTCACATTGTGCGCAGTTTAGATAGCCTTCCTTGAGGCCCTCTACCGCATTGGTTTCAATTACATCTTTGTCCATAACATAATTTTAAAGGTTAAAAAATAGTGTCTCATCTCATTTGCCGAGACTAACAGAAAGTTTAAATGCGTGTTTGAGTCGGGGCATAATCCGACTAGGTGGAGCAGTTCTTCCATTGTTATATGTATTTGGTTAAAAAATAAAATTAGGAAACCATATCTTAATGATATGTTAAAGTTTAAAAGGATGACTTCATCCCTTTACATACGCCATAGCCTTGACGCTGTGATAATCTTGTTAACCTCACAGCCAAGTCCATAGGTAGTACCTGTATGGTATTGCCAGTCTTGTGATTGTTGATAGGCGCACAGCCTACCTTTGCTGTCGTGCTACAATTAATGCAGTAGTTGTAGCCATATTTAGACAGCCGTAATATGGGCATATCTTGCCCACATCTAACGCATAGAGTTTTTTCCATATGCTTATTTATTTAATTGTTAATTTGTCAATTAGATTCTGATAATATTGTATTATGCCTTTGTATTGTTCAATTACATAGGCTTCAGTCTCTTCTCTTGTATAGAATTCATTTTCTCCTAGATGCCTTGTGCCTTGCACTTCTTCTTCGTATTTATCTATACTAAACTCTCCGAGTTCGGTATAAAATCCGTAAGCCTCATATATTATTATCTTTGCCATATTTTTTTTATTTAATTTATTCTGCTGAAAATTCATATAAACTATTCATTGCCTTCTCTTCTAATAGGCATACATTGTACCAATAATCAAAGCCCTCATCTGTCTCCGAAAACACAAAAGACCCCATTAAGGCGTCTTGGAAGCTAATTGCAGTGCTGTCTAAAACCCTACGCTGTACGCCATTCGGCATTTGATACTGAGTTACATACTTGCGTATCTTTTCTTTTTCTGATGGAACTAATGCTATCGCATCTTCAATCCATTGGTTGATTGTTTTTTTCATTTGTATTTTATTTAGTTAAGTAATCTATATGTGCTTTTGCCCCGTCTAGTGTGGCCCATTGTGAGCCATCTATACTAGGGCAAAATTTGTCAGCTATTAGATATATCCAATAGCCGTTATGATACCACTTTTCTACTCTTCCCATCTTTTTACTCTATTTTTTTCTGAATATTTAAGTTGCTCAGCATATGCAGTAAGCATACCACCCATCCATATAACAGCTATGCCAAAATCAATCATTTGCCCTTGTGCCTCTGTCTCGTAGCAGAATAGAGCAAGCGTGATAGTTGCCAGCGTTGTTGCCACAGCTATTAGTACAGCTGTAATTGATAATTTTTTCTTCATTTGTTTTAATTTTAGATTATAAAATTCCCCTCTGCATTTGTGCTGACTTGGGACAGCCGTATTGGTTGCATTAGATAGGAAGGCCGACTAACATTAAGCTAGTCAGCCATCCCCTTTATTTTTTATTTACTTTGATATTTACTTTGATTACTATACAGCCAATCTACTTTCAATAATATCATTTTAATTGAAAGGCTCTAACTTGTATAGGTTTATATTATCTTATTGTTACATCAATAAGTCAGCGTAAACGAACCCGCTTATTCAGTCTATTTATTTACTTTACTACTACCTACAAAGACTTGTTAAGAAAAGTATTGCGTAGGGTATCGCCGTTATCCATTTTTAGGTGGTGCGTAGTTTCATTAATAGCATAATACATAGGCAAAATTTGTTCGCTCATTGTCTTGAGCTTCCAATTTTATCGGGCATAGTACAGCCCTATTGCTTTGGTTATCATTGGCTAATAACTTAAAAGATACATTATTGAATTTATTTAGGCCTTGGCTTTTGGCATAGCTTAAATAGTGTACTAATTCTAGTATCTTATTTATTTAGGGCATAGTATAAAAATACTTTGCCATTGGTGTACTAATGTCCTTTTGAGACATACATATTATAAAAAATTATAATATTGAAATAGGGCTAATATCCGATATTAGCAAAGGCCTATTTTCAGCCTCTTAACCCTATTTTTGTAGCTTACTTACTAGCTTTAAGATACCTAGCAATAAGCGTTTCAACTTGCCAAAAGGCCCATAAATTGCCATTTTTGGCTTGCCTTTCGCTTTCTTTTGCAGTCATTAACTTGCATAGGTCGGTAGGCTTTAAGGCTGTAATTTCGTCCATTTTTGCAGTCAATTCGTACTTAGAATTTAGCTCTTTTAAATAGGTAGTTCCCCTATCTTTGAAACTATCTAAGATAAATTTAAAGCCACCTACATAACTTTTATGTAGCTTATTGGCTGTTATCTTAGAGACTTGCAAGGCGGACATTTCACGCTTTACTTTGATAATGTCCGACCCTTTCACGCTACTTTCCACATTCAAGGCCATTCCCTTTTTAGTGTTAATTAATGTAGTTTTTAAAGTAGCTTTTTTTGTACCTTTTACAAGTACATTTTTTGATGCGTTTTGCATACAATTAAAATTTAAAAATGAATAAATAAAGAACTTTTTTTTTGCTGTAGCGGACTTACTTAGTAAGGTTTTCGCTTCAACATTGTAAAACTACAAAGAAAAAGAACTAACAAGTGTTAGTCAAGTGTTAAAGTTTTGTTATAAAGAAAACTAACGAGCGTAAGTATAAGTAAAAAAGGAGCTTGTAAGTAATTGAATATGAATAGTTTATATATATAAAAAAGAATAATATCAAAAGGCTAATTTCCTCAAGGTTGCCTTATCTCGGGCCTTTGCTAGTCCTAATATGTCCAATGGGCTAATGGGCTGTAATAGGCTTAAAATGAGAATAAAGGGTATTACGAATATTTTCGTAGTTAGTCAATATAGGGCATAACTAACGAGTGTTAGTACTAAAATAGTTAGCAACAATATACTAAAAAATTTAGTAAGTTTTATCTACGAATTGTTTCGTGAATTATTGTTAGTAAATAGATGTACGAGGGTTATCGTGAACGATTGTTAGCATTAGATAATCAATTTTAGTGGTTAAACATTGACTTTTAATGTTGCAACATTGAGATTTGATGTTTGAACATTGATGTACTCGGTCATAGGAATTGACTTTCCACACCATAGCAATCTCTCTATTACTATATAGTTCCCTTACGGTGTCATACATCTCCCTTACGGCATCACATACCTCGTCAAGTAATAGCTTCACCAAACTCCAGAAAAGTAAAGGGATAGCTTTACATTCTACAGCTATCTAATCATTATTACACTGATAGGTGTATGTATTAATATATATAAGAAGGAAACCTCATAAACACTTGAGTATCAATATGTGTAAAACATTATTATGTTTTAAATAACAGATATCTGTGTTTTTAAGTACTTTTAGGGGAACCAAAACCAATGTAATTATGAAGACCAATGTAGCCTTCTTAGAGAACCCTTTTAGAGTAGAAGGGCTAGAGATGAGGCAGTATACTCAGAAGGTAGGAGAACAGTTAATGGTAGACCCAGAAACGAATGAACTACTATCTGTACGTAGACTTCCTAAAAATAAAGAACAGTTGAACGATACGAAGGTATATACAAAATTGTTTACAGACAACTTAGAGGCATTTATGACCCTACCCAGTACAGGAATGAAGCTTTTGCTATACGGTATGTGTAGGCTTAGGCCCCTACAGGATAGTATTTTTTTTAATATAGATGACTGCCTACTCATCTGTGGGTTCAAGTCAGCTACAAGCTATAGAGAGGGCCTTAAAGGGTTGTTAGATGCTAAGATAATAGCGAGGAAGGTAGGTAGCCATATGGAGTTCTGGATTAACCCTAACGTATTCTATAATGGGAGTAGACTAAGGAGGTTATAAACATTTTGACGTTATAACATACCCTTACGATGCGGGAATTTGCTGTAAGGCAATACCGTCGTAGATTTGGGTAAGCCAAAAAACTTACATATGAAATATGATATACCTACAGAGTTTAAGCCTTTTATGACATCTGTAAAAAGACAATGTAAGACTTACGGAATTGAGTTAGTGCTATCTCCTTCAAGGAACGTAGTACTAACAGATGACTACACGCAAGATTGTAGTGGATACTTCTGTGATACAAACAAAGCTTTAGTGGTGGCTTGTGGTAAACCATTTAATGAGTGGGTTGAAATTTTAATTCACGAGTTCTCTCATATGGAGCAGTGGAAGACAGACGATAGGTGGGATAAGTGGACTGTTGCTTGTGGTAAGACTTGGGAGTGGTTAGCAGGAGATATCATTATGAATAAGAAACAAGTGCTTGCAGTTTTAAATGATATGGTAGAGTTAGAGAAAGATTGTGAGATGAGGTCTGTTGAAAAGATTAGGGAGTGGGGACTACCCGTTCAGATAAAGCAGTACGTACAAAAAGCAAACATATACCTATACAGCTACTATATGCTTCCAGAGATAAAGAGGTTCCCAACAGGCGTACACTCTGATAATAAGTTAATGAAACTTGCTCCTACTGTATTTAAGAAATCCTACCAAAAAGTACCAGATGATATACGCAATTACATATTAACAAACTTTTCAAAGAAATAGTTACTTTTGTAGATATGAAAAAAATTATAGCATTTATTAAAAGCCTATTTACTAAAGAACAGCCAGCTCATATCTTTGTATCAGAAGTTAAAGAAGTAAAAGCCAAAGCACCCAAAAAGAAACCAGCTGCTAAAAAGCAGACAAACAAAACAGTCAAAAAGAAAACAAAATAATATGGCACAAGATTTAAAGAATATCTACCAAGGTAAAACTCCAGCTCAAGTAGCTAAGATGAAAGAAGAAGACAGACAAAATGCTGCAAAAATAATTGCTTCAAGAAAAAAAGAAGAGCCTAAGAATTCAGAAGGTAGAACTGCTAAGCAAGAAGCTGGATATATGAAAGCTATGAAAGATAATGAAATGGAAGTTAAAAGAATTGATGACCAGATAAAAGCTGATGATAAAGCAAGAGTTGCTGGTCGTTTGGCTGCAGCTGCTAGAAGAGCTAAGATTAAGCAATAAATAAAAAAACAATATGGACTTAAAGAAAATCACAGGTATCATAAAGTCTAAGCAAGGACAGGATACAACCAAGATGTACAACAGAGGAGAGTTTATTCAAAGAATAAATGATATTACTGCAGGTAAAGTAAAATTACAGCAAGAAAAACCTATTGATAAAAACGCTAAAGGTACAAAAACCTATAAGGTAAAAGACAAAAACGGAAACGAAATAGAAATGTCTAAGGAACAATTTGAATCATTTGTAAAACGTAGAGGTGGCAAAATCAGCTAAAGTAAATAGTAACAAGGTTTCATTTGGCAAGCGCAAAACAGGCTCTGCTAAAAAAACTTATAATAAACATTCACCTCAGCCAAAAGCTTATAAAGGACAAGGACGATGAGTACTGCACAAAAAACAAAACCAGCATTGTGGTCGGGAATTGTATCTAGAGTAAAGTCTGGAAGCAAGGGTGGTGATGCGGGTGAGTGGAGTGCAAGAAAAGCTCAACTAGCTGTTGGATTGTATAAAAAAGCAGGTGGTGGATATAGAGGAGCAAAGTCTAGTGGCAATGCATTATCTAAATGGAGCAAACAGAAATGGACTACATCTTCTGGTAAACCATCTGAAGGTAAAAGAAGATATCTTCCAGAAGCTGCTTGGAAAGCATTGAGTCCTTCTCAAAGAGCTTCAACCAATAAGGCAAAAGCAGAAGGTAACAGCAAAGGAAAACAATTTGTAAAGCAACCTAAGTCAGTTGCATCAATAGCTAAAAAATATAGATAATGGTAGAATATAGAGGAGAGAAATTCTCTGGTTATAATAAACCTAAAGACGCATCTGATGGTACGCACAAAAAAGTAGTACTTGCTAAGGAAGGAGATAAAGTACGTATGGTTAGATTTGGAGCTAAAGGTTATTCTTCTAACTATAGCGCAGAGGCAAGAAAGCAATACAAACAAAGACACGCTAAAGAAGCAAACTCATCTAAGCTATCTGCTGGATGGTGGGCCTACCATTTTTTATGGGGGAAAAATTCTCAAGTATACCGTTCTGGAAAAAGTTCTGGTAAAGGAGAAAGATTTAAATAATTCTGATACAAATACGAATCGTTTCGTATATTTGCAAATAACCAAAGCAAATGAAACATCTTTACAATAAGATAAAGCCCGTAGGAAGGCGCGTCATTGTACTTGTTGACATTGACGGAAAGAAATCACACAATTTAGATTTAGGAAATGGAAAGTCTGTTAGCTTAGAGATAGCTACAGAATACTCTTGGGATGGTCGTGTAACAGGACTGACTCAAGGTATCTTACTTACCGATTATAAAAACTTAAAAGCAGGAATGTATGTATTGGCACACCACAGTAGTATGGGGGACGAATGCGAGTTGGTTCACGAAGGTATCCCACACGGACACAAGCTGTTCTCCATTGAAGAGAATTTTATTTACTTTGGCGCAGACGAAGAAAAACTAATACCACTAGATGGTTATATGTTGGCAGAAAGATTATACGAGCCAGAGCCTATATCTAAATTTGGAATCATATTAGTATCAGAGCCAGTCAAGATACCTAATAAGTTAAAGATACTTGCTAAGCCAGACTCTATCACAGACTTTGAAGTAGGAGATATAGCTGTTACTTATAAGTACTCTGATTACGAGATGACGCATAACATAAATGGCAAACAAGAAACAATTATCAGACTTAAATATTCTGATTGCCTAGCTAAAGAAACTGTATGACCGACAAAGAAAAAATAAAACTATACGAGGACGATGGAATTGTAGGTGCTTATTATGCACTCAATCGTAAGCTAAATGAGATTACTGGGTTATTAAATAATAACGATTTAACTAGGCTAGACTTAGCTGACAGACAAGACAGCTCTTGGGAGAGAGTATTAAAGCTGTTTAATAGTGTTGGAGAGATTAATGATGTAATGAAAAAACTTAAACTTGACAACTCCCTTACAGGAGATGAAGAGAAAGATAAGTCAAGACAGAAGCCATTAATTGAACAGCTTGTAAGATGAGTTATATAACCAAAGACGCTACTAGAGAAGAAGTATATGAGGCTTATATAGAAACGCAGAACTTGCTTAAGATGGAGCGTCATAGAATGAAGATTAATCAGAACAAGGTAAGAGAGGTACGAAAAGAAAAGAATAAGAAGTACAATGAACTAAGATACCAGCTTCTTAAAAGAGACCAAAGGATATATAGGATGCAAAAGCATATATTTAATCTACAAAGGTTTGCTGTAAATGAAAGAAGTAAGGCTAAAAAGAAAGGAGTAGAGATAGGTATCAATAAGATTAGGGTAAAAGATTATTCTGTAAAAAAGATGTACGAATTCTTATTACAGATAGAACAGGTATCTGAAATACTTGGGATGAAACTAAGATTCTGTTCTTTTATGCTATGGGCTGGTAGGTATGCGTATTTTACTGCCAATGATTATAAAAGAGACTTTCCAAATTCTCCAAATAAATTTAGCAGAATGATTGCTCATTTTAAAAAGCATAATTTTATAGAAGATATATCAAAAGAAAAAGTTGTAAAAGCATACGCTTTGAATGGCGTAGGTATATCTATGTTTGACAAGATTGATAAGTTCACTAAAAAACATTTTGAAACAAATGAGTAGTTATATAGAAGTATATGGAATAAAGTATAAACTTCCTGCTAAGCCAGAAGTTATTGATAATGTAGATTTAGAGAAAGACCAACAAAAGTTTTATAAAACAGAAGCGCCAGATATATTTGATGAATTAGAGTTTGATGAAGATGGAAGTCCTATATACTCGGATGAGCAAAGAGACTTTATTATACAAGAGTGGAGAAGAATTAATGATGGGTACTGGTTTTTAAACAATGGGCAAGTAACCTATATTACAGGGCTTCATTATTTTTATTTAAACTATTGGACACTAGAGGATGGCAACAACCCAGACTATAGAGATGTAGACAGAAGGTATTACTTTTTCCAAGACTACTGCGAGGCATTGCCCTATTGCTTTGGAATTGTTCGTATCAAGAAGCGTCGTGAAGGTGCTACCTCTCAAGCAACAGCATACCTTGTATGGAAGTCTATAACTAAACGAAAGTCTTTCTGTGGTATTATATCTAAGACAGGAAAGGATGCCTCAGATGCGTTTGTGTATATGGTAATGAACGGATATAGAAACCTTCCTGTATTTCTTAAACCTAGGGCCGAAGATGAAGAGACTAAGACAGAGCTAGTATTCAAGAAAAAGAAAGATAAGAAGAAAGTAAAGGGTAGAGAGAAGGGAAAGATATTTGACGATGATATTGGCTTAGAGTCAAAAATTAATTATAAAAATACTGCTCTTAACTCTTACGACTCTGGTCGTGTTACTGCCCTTCTAATGGATGAGGCAGGCAAGTGGCCAAAGGAGGTATCTGTTAACCAGTACTGGCCGATTGTAAAAAAGACTATGGGTAGAGGAGCTATTAAAGTAGGATTCTGCTTGATACCATCTACAGCTAACGATGCTAGGTCTGGAGGAGAACCCTACAAGAAACTATATGACGCTTCTAATCATTTTGAAAACCAAATGACATCTTCTGGTTTATACAGATACTTCTGTCCAGCCTACGATGGCTACGAGGGATTTATAGACGAATACGGACAGTCAATTATTGATACACCTACTGATAGGCAAAAGAAGTATATCTACGAAAGGTTCGGCATTAAGATTGAAATGGGAAGCAAGGAGTACTTGATTAGCCAAAGAAAGTTAATTACAGACAAAGAGCAGTTGTCAGAAGAGGTTCGTATGAATCCATTTGACGAGAACGAGGCATTTATGATTGATGCTAAAAAGTGTTACTTCAATGCTGAAAAAATATACAATCAACTAGATTTCTTAAAAGAAGAGAATGCGCCTATCCGTAGAGTTAGGTTGTATTGGAAAGATAATAAGACTGTAGATTGGACGGATGACAAAGAAGGAGGTTGGCTTGTTCACAAGTTCCCTCCTAAAGAGATGCAGAATAAATGGGTAGAAATTGGAGGATATAAGACTCCTGCAAATAATCATATCTACTCTAGTGGTATTGACCCTTTTAAATCCTCTGTCATTAGTGGCAAGGGGTCAATGGGTGCTTGCTATATATTTGAAAAGCTAGATATGAAAGACCCTAACAATACAGGTATGCCAGTGGCAGAATATGTGGGAAGGCCTAGACTTAAAAGTATGTTTCACGATGAAATGTTAAAAGCGGCTGTATTCTATGGATACAAGGCTTGTTACGAGAATGACGTAGGAGATGACTTTGTAGACTATTTTCAGAACAAAGGGTTTAAGGCTTATTTATTAAAGACGCCAATGGCTGCTATAGACAGATTCAAAAGAAGACAGGGCGGCCCTGGGAAATACGGGGTAGCTTCTGCTGATGCATTTGCTATGGCCAGACAATTAGAAACAGCTATTTCTTACATAGAGAATCATTGCGAGAAAATATACTTCAATGATTTACTAGAAGAGCTTTTAGCGTATGACCACGAAAATCGTACTCCATTTGATAGGACTGTGGCTTTTATGATTAGTCTTCTTTCTGGTGTATCTTTGGAAAGTCATAAAGAGGAGATTAGACTCTCTGCTTTACCATTAAAAACATATAAGATTACCGTGTAATGTAATTTTGTACTTTTGCTATACTTATGAGTGATAACAATCCAGTAAATAAAGAAATTCTCAATTTCCATCTTGGCAATTCAAGATTGAAAAGAGATACGGCCGAGGGCCTAAAGATATCTAAGTTTTTACAAAGAGCTTACAACAGCGGCTATTTTAATAGACGTAATAAGAAATTTGAAAAGAATAGAAAGTTTTCAAGAGGTAAACAGCCAATGGCTGAGTTTCTTGATTTGTTAAACGTAGACGGAAAAGAAGCGTTTGTAAATCTAGATATGAAAGCTCCAGCTATTGCACCTAAGTTTATGCAAGTCATTATCGGTGGCTTTATTAAAAGAGATGAGAAGGTAAAAGCAACTGCTGTTGACCCCGTTTCTGTAGAAAGAAAGAAGTACGATAGAGATGAAGCTGAATTCAGAATGAATTTTGGAGACGAAGTTAGAGGCATTGAAGAGCAAGTAGGAGTTAAGTTAATGTCAGAAGGAGAATTTACCCCTGCTGATTATGATGAATTAGAATTATACTTTGGTCTAGAATATCAAATGCCAGAAGAGATTTTATTTGAGAAAGGTGCTGATTTTGTATTCTATGAAAATGGATGGCCTGTTATAAAAAGAAAATTGATAGAAGATATAGCAGAGACGGGATTAGGTGCTACTAAAGTTACTACTACTGCTAATGGTAAAATTAATATTAGAAGAGTAGTCCCAGAAAATAGTTTTTATGGATTTTCAAACTATGATGATTTTAGAGATGTATCATTTATAGGAGAGATTATTTCTATGAAATTGGTGGATATTAGAAATACATACCCAGATATGCCAGAAGAGAAAATATTTTTGCTAGCTCAAAAAGCAAAGCAATATACTCAGACTGTTAAATGGGATGACAGATTTAGATATTCTATTGATAGACCTTATGATGATTGGTCTGTAGATGTTTTGGATTATGAAATCAAAACAATAGACAGTATGATGTATCAAGCCAAAACTAACAAGTATGGCAATCTTACTGCTGTTGATAGAAAAGATAAAGCTCCTCAAAGACTTGGTGATAACAAAGAGTTAATTACCAAGGATATGTATGTTATATATCGTGGAGTATATGTGTTAAATAGTGATATGATGCTTGAGTGGGGAGTAGCTAAGAATATGATTAAGCCTTCTACTACAAAGGAGATGGCTAATGCTTATTTTAGTTATAGTGTATATATGCACGAAAACCTTGACTTAGAGAATATGGCTATTCCAGAAAGGATGGAAACTTCTATTCGTCAAATGACATTAGCTCACCTTAAGATTCAACAATTAATAGCTAAACTTAGACCATCTGGTTTGATTATAGATATTGATTCTTTATCAGATATTAACATCGGGCAAGCTAAAGCATTAACTCCATTAGAGTTACAATCTGTTTATGACCAAACTGGTAATATTTACTATAAGCGTAGAACAGAAGATGGAGATAGTATAAATCAAGTTCCAATTCAAGAAGCTCCAAACTCTGGTAGTGTAAGCCAAATCCAACAGTTGATTATGGTTTATAATCACTACCTAGACCGTTTAAGAGATGAGATTGGAGTAAATGAATATAGAGAAGGTGCTACAGTTAATCCAAAAACAGGATTAGGTGTCCAACAGTCTCAAATACAAGCATCTAACAATGCAACAGATTTTATATATGATGCTTATTTAAACATATACGAGCAGACTGCATTTAAAATATCTTTATTACTTTATGATTCTGTTTTGTACGGAGGAAAGCAGTACGAAGATTATTTAAGTCCAGATAAAATAAAGGGCAAAGCATTTGATGTTAAGATTGAAGTAATGCCAGACGACAGAGAAAGACAATTTCTTGAAGCAATGATTCAAACTGCTTTGTCTGCAGGTATGATTGAATTTGAAGATGCATTTAGAGTTAGAAGCATTAAGAATGTTAAACTAGCTGAAATGTATTTAACAAAGGCTAAAAAGAATAAGCAAAAATATGATATGCAAAAGGCTCAGCAGAATTCACAAATGAATGCTCAGTCTCAACAGCAATCTATTCAAGCTAAGGCTCAAGCAGATATGCAATTAGAACAAATGCAAGGTCAAACTAAGGTAACTATGGTTTCTACAGAAATGAAGATGAAACAAGACTTATCTCAGCAAGAATTTGTACAAAATGTTTTACTTAAATCATTTGAGTTAAGCAAACCTCTTGATGAAGCTTTGCAATCAATAGTTAATTCTTATTTTACTAAGAAGCAACAAGAAGAAATGCAACTTCAACAGCAAGCTCAAATGGAACAAGAGCAAGCTCAAATGGAAGCTCAACAACAAGGGGAACAACCTCAACCCAATGAACCACAATAATTTATATATTTGCATAACAAAATAAACCAAAAATGACAGAGCAAGAAATCAACCCGTTTGATGTATCAAGTTATTCCAATGACTTAAATGCCTCAAATGAAAAAGCACAAGCAGTGGAGTTACCTCAAGAGGGAACAACACAAACAGCAAGCGAAAGCACTGAATCTACTCCAACAGAATCTACACCAGTAGAGACTACTACAGAAGTAAAAACAGAGCCTACAGCTACTGAAACAAAAATTGAAACTACTGAAACACCAACCCAAGAGCCAGAAGCTGTTGGATTTGAGTGGAACAATGATGTAGCTAAAAATATATACGATGGTCTAGTTAGCGGGAACGTATCCGAAATAGCAGACATATTGTATGAACAAAAAGTTCTTTCTGAGTTGGACACGATGAGTGAATCTGATATTGTAAAGTTAAGATTAGCTTACGATTATCCAGATTTAACTCCTCAAGAGATTGAAATTACTGCTAAAAATAAGCAGATAGAGAAGCAAGAAAAAGCGATTGCAAGGGAATTGAAGAAAGATGTTCGTGATGCGAAAGATTACTTGCAAACATTAAAACAGGACATTAGCTTTCCAGATATCTTGAGTCATTTACAACAAAAACAAGCGCCTGTTAATACAGACGATATTGTTAATCAGTATTTAGAATCTCAAGAGCAAGAAAATGCAAAAGTGTATCAAGAAGCCAGAGAGGTGTTTGAAAAAAGCATTGAAGATGGCTTAAAAGGTTTTGAAGGATTTAACGTCAGCTACAAGGACGAGGAAGTCCAATTTGACGGCAAGTATGCTCTGTCACCAGAGGAGAAAGCACAACTTCAAAGCGATTTGAAAACTTTTGATTTAGAGTCTTTTTACGGGCCTCGTTACTACAAGGATGGTAAGTACGATTCCAAGCAATTAGCAGAAGACGTCTATTTCTTACAAAACAGAGATAAAATTGTCAACTCTATGGTTACCCAAGCGGTAAGCAAAGCGAAGTCAGATTTATTGAAGGGGATGAAAAATATTGATTACAGTAACGCTCCTAGACAAGCTGCTGTAGCTGATACAAGTGATTACGATAAGATGGTAGGCAAAATGTTTAGTCTATAAACAATAATTTAAAAATAATTTAAAAAATTAAAAAATGGCAGTTCTTCAACCAGGTAACGTTGTTACCTCTACAGGACAAGTAAACAGACAATTTGTGTCTGATTTATCTATCCTAAAACCTCAATACTACGATAAGTTTATTGAGAAATATGGCTCTCAAAACTACACTCAATTACTTGAGGCGTTAGGTATGAAAGCTACAGTTCCTTCAAGAGAATTCTTTCACTTTGAATCTCGCGGTAAATTACATAGTGCAGTTCAATTAAGCGGTGGTGCATTAGCATCAGTTGCTGCAGGTGCTGCTATTGATGTTACAATCTCTTCTTCTTATGTTAATGGTGGTATTTCTCCATTACGCGTAGGTGAAGTTGTTGAGAACGCTGCAACAGGAGTTCAGTACAAAATTACAGCTGTTGCTTCTGCAACTGTTTGTACTATTAAGCCTTTATTAGCTGCAATTGATGCTAATGATGACTTAGGTGCTACTTCTACAGCTTTCTTATTGTTCCGTGGAATTACTGAAGCTGGTGAAGCTTCTAGCAAATTCAACTCTATGACTGGTTTGACTGAAAAGAAAATGTTCTACACAACTGAAATTCGTGAAGACTTTTCTATCACTGACCGTGCTAAGATTGAAGAATTGTATTTTGAAGTTAACGGTCAAGCTTACTATACCTACAAAGGTTTAGATGAGGCTGTTCGTCGCTTTATGAATAACAAAGAATTCAAATTGATGTTTGGTTCTGCTGCTGATAACATCACAGGTACAGTTGGTACAACTGGTTTAATTCCTCAAATTAAAGCTGGTGGTCAAACTTATCAGTGGGGTACTAACTCTGCATTTGATATTGATGATTTCCACGCTATCGCTCGTTTAGCTGATTTCAACGGTGGTGCTAGTGAATACCATTTCTTAATGGATTCTTACTTAAGAACTGCAGTTGATGATGCTTTATTTACTAAGTATCAAAATGGTGCTATCGTTTGGGCTAATGCTGGTGGTTCTCAAGACGTTGCTGTGAAGTACGGTTTTGATTCTATCAAGATTGACGGTACAACTTTCCATATGAAGAAATACTTACCATTCAATGCTGAAGCTGTTTATGGAGTAACTCCAGGAACTTCTTTATACAAGAATAGTGGTATTTTAATTCCTATGAAAGAAGGTCGTGATGCTCAAACTGGAGACAAAATTCCTTCTTTACGTATCGTTTCTAACGAAGTAGAGCCAGGAAAAGAAGTGAAAGTTTGGGAAACTGGTGCTTTAGCTAAAGTTCCAACTTCAGACAAAATGGAATTGAATGTGCATCATATGGCATACGCAGGTGTGCAAGTGTTTGCTGCAAATCAATACATTTCAGTTACTTACTAATCTTTACAGATTAATAAAAGGAACCCTGCCTTATGGTGGGGTTCTTTTTTTTATCTATATTTGTAGAACATAAAATAACCAATATGGCAAAAGCAAAAAAACAAACAATTGATGCCGAAGGCAACATCGTAGATGTAGAAATCGCATCCAAAGAAGCTACTGAAGCTTCAATGTTTATCCCAGAATTAATTGAAAAAAAGAAAAAACAAGCACCTTGGTACGAATTTGAGCTAGTTGAAAAGTTTCAAGTTAATACTGTAAACGCAAAGTTTCCATTCCCAGAGAATTACATCATTAAGAACACAGATGTTATTTACGACCCAGAAACAAAGTCCGAAAGAAATATTAGGTACTTAGAGGGTGTAGGCACTATTTGGGTGGACGAACAAGAACACTTGTCTGAGCACAAACAAAAGCAAAGACCAGAAATTAGATTTGTAAATGGAAGACTTAGGGTACAATCTCAAAAAACAGCCTTATTAGAATTCTTACATAAGTCTAATATGAACAAGGCAAATACTAACAGATTGCCAGAATCAAGGGCTATTTACACTTTAATTGACAATCAAGCTATTGAAGATAAAAACTTCAAAAGCCTTGAAAACGAGATGAATGCTACAGAACTAGCTAAAACAACTGCATATGAAATTATGCTACCTCACGCTAAATATTTAGGCGTTAATGTTATTGATGATAACAGAGAGTATGTTTCAGAAAGAAGTCTTAGGATTAAGTACTACGACGCAGCAAAAAGATTACCAGACCTATTTTTGAAGAGTTACAATAATCCTTTAATTTTAGCTAAATTTGTAATTGACAGAGCCATTGAAGCTGGTTTAATAAACCTATCTCAAATCAAGGGTCAAGCTATATGGTCGGATACGAAGACCTTTATAGCTCAAATCCCCGATGGAAAGCAGGCTACAGAATTCTTAGCTGAATTTTGTTTGACTGAAAAAGGTAGAGATTTCTATTTAGAAATAAAGAGTTTGGTGAAAGCCTAACCTCGCTTTGTGTTATATGGTTTCATTGGTTAAGACCTCTCGTTTCTACGAGGGGTTTTTTGTTTATATTTGCAATATGACTATAGATGAAGTATATAAAACAGTAACCTACCTTGTTGATAAATATCAAGGCACATACCTATCTCCAGAAGATTTCAATAACATTATAAATATGGCTCAAACCCAATATTTAGAATCTATTGTTGATGGAACTGGTAATATTAATTCAAACAATAAAAATAGTCCAGCAGGTTTAATTAGCAATGCTTCTATATCTGATAGATTATCAAAGTTTTATACAGAAGCTACATTAACTGTTGCTTCTAGTCTTTCTGCAAAGCCTGCAGCAATGAATACTGCAACATCATTAAGAACATCTGCTAATAGACCAATCAAAAAAGTATTTGATGATAATTTAGCAAACCATCTTAGTAATCCAATAGACGCCCCAACAACTGCAGACCCTATCTATATGGAGTTTGGCGATAATTTTAAGTTTTATCCATCTACTGTAGCTTCTCCAATATTAGGATACATTAGAAATCCAAATAAAATGCTTTGGGCTTATATTGGTAACTTGGTTTATTCTGAAAATGTAAATATTGCAACTACTGCATCTGGTACAAACTGGGCATTAGCATCTGGTGCAACAGGGTTAAGTGCAGGCGGATACACTCACACTACAGGCTCTGTTGTTCCATTGGCAAACTCAGCAACAACAGCCACTATAGGAACATATTATAATATTGTTGTAACAGTATCAACAAGAACAGTAGGTTCTGTTACGGTTAATTTTGGTGGTCTTACTGGAACAACAAGTGTAAATGGAACTATAAATATTACTGGTATTGCTACTACAGCAGCTGCAATATCAATAGTCCCAAGTAATACATTTGATGGTACTGTTACCGTAGAGATAAGAGTTCCAAGCACTCAACCAGAGTGGGCTGATTCTGATATGAATGAAATTATTTATAGAGCAATAGGTATTATAGGGATTAACTTAAAAGATGGAGATTTACTTAGAGTATCTCAAACAATTAAAAACGAAGGCCAATAATGACTAGAAAAGTTCTAATAGAGCAGATAAGACGTATGATGTATGGTAGTATACCTACAGATGACGCTAACGTAACAGAAAAGGAAATTAACCTATATATTAATGAAGGTATAGCCTATATGGCTAAAGTTAATTATACTGATGCTATAAAGCTTGATGGTATAGAAACTGTTGCTGATTCTTTTTATGCAACATTCAAGAACTTGGCTATTACAAAAGATAATGATACTGGATACTATGCATTAGACCTTCCTCAAGTACCACTTGGTTTATCAAGAGGATATGGTATCTCTACTGTAACATTCCCTACAAGCACTGGATTAGCTAAGTCTCCAATACCTATTTCTCCAAGAGAATTAGATTATATAGATAATTTAAAGCAGCCTCCTAGTAAGATATTTTATTGGGCAGAAGGTAAAAAACTTTGGTTTAAAAGCTATACTAACTTAGTAGGCAAATTTGCTATTGTAAGAATGGTAAGTACAGAAACTGCAGATTTAGATGCAGAAATAAATGTACCTCAAGAGTACATTACAGATATTATTAATTTAGTTATGAATCAGCTTAGAACTAGAAAAGCTACTCCTCAAGATTCAACAAACGATGGATTAGATAAAGTATAAATATTATGGCAAAAGATACAGCAAAATGGGTTGGATTAGCAGAAGTAATTTATCAATACTTAGACCAGTCTAAACAGACTAGCGCAGAGTTTCGTAGATTATGGACTGTTGGTGTTCGTGGTGTAGAAGAGATGGGTATGGATGTATATGGCACTACTAAGACAGCTAAGCTAGTTGTTAATGCCAATAAGACTGTTAATCTTCCATCAGACTATGTTGGATTTTCTAAAGTAGGAGTTTTTAATGCATACGGAGAAGTATCTACATTGAGAAGAAATAAAAATATGTCTTCTTATAAAATAAATCAAACAGATAGAACTACAAGCAATACAGATAATACAACTGGTAATACATATAGATTACAAGACTTAGCTTATGTCAATTATTTTGATGGAGCTAGATATGTAAATATTTTTGGCGCTGGTTCTGTATTAAATAGTGCTGGGCAGTTTGATGTTGATGAAGAGCAAGGATTAATTTATTTAGATAATGAATTTTCTTTTGCATATGTTGTATTAGAATATTTATCATCTCCAGCTGATGATGTTGATTATAAAATACCTTTACAAATTAGAGAAGCTGTTTTAGCTTTTATAGCTTGGAAGGATATTGAGCATTTACCATTAGGAAGAAGAGCAAGTTTAGGAGATAAGCAATTGCGTAGAAAAGAATATTATAACCAAAAAAGAAATGCGAATCTTCGTGAAAATCCTGTTACATTATGGGATGCGAATGAGGTTATAAGAATGAATACTAAATTAGCAGTTAAAGCTTAATATGAAAACCATAACTAAAGTTTTTAGTGGTGTTATGAATCTAGATGATTCAAATGAAATATTTCCATCTGTTCATCATAAAGAAGCTAAGAATGGTATATTTAGAGGAAACTCCTCTATGATTAAATTTCAATCTATAAAAGGTAATCAAAAGATTACAAATAGTAATTTAAAAACAATTACCCGTTAATAGATGAAATGCGCACAGAAACAAAAACATTTGGTGGGATAATGAATCTAGATGACCCTAGAGATACTCTTCCTAGAACACATCACAAGGAGGCTCGTAATGGTATTTTTAGGGGAAATGTAGGTTACACAAAATTTCAGTCTATAAAGGGCAACCAAAAAATCACTAACTCTAATCTTAAAGTAAACACAAGATAACCAATGGAGGAGATTAAGATTTTTGATGGCAATATGAGCTTAGATGAGAGCAATGATGTTATTGGGCCTCATAATCACAAGTACGCTAAAAATGGCGTATTTAAAGGGAATGCTCCAGAGATGCACTTTACCTCAGTAAAAGGTAATAATAAAATAACTAACCCAAATTTAATAACTCAGTACTGTGAATTTAAAGCATCTGCTAGATGGGTATATGATTGCTTGCCATTAACGGCAACAGCTACTGCAACCTATTGTGCTATTACAGGAACAGCTAACTGGTATTTATGTGATTTTACAGCCATAGCTAGAGAAGTTATTTGTACTATTACAGGTCAAGTATTTCAGATGTATTATTACTATAATTTAGTAAGATGCGACGGAACGCCAGGAACTGTAGTAGGTCGCTCAAAAAGACAATCCGCTCCATTGGGGCAGGTGTACGCAGCAGGGAACTTTGGCACTTATCAGTGTCATTATATCAACTCAGCCGCTAGCGGCCCGTATTACGACTACAGCATACCAGGATACCCAGTTCCACCACCTTATGACTTTGACCTATCTAACCCTAGCTATATCGTACTAGACCCTGGTGGTTGTGATAACTGTTTATATTGCAACCCCACAGTTGGAGCTTATGGTACAGGTTATTCTTCAATATCTGCCCAACTAGCTTGTTACAATAGAATAGCTCCTCCTTCTGCTTACCCTACTTATCAAGAATTTGCTGCTGGTAAGAAGACTATATATGTGCAGTGCGACCAAAAGCAATATGGTCTTCGTAATGGTTCTATAGTTTATAATAGCGCTCCTTTGAATAATCCTACTGGCTTAGTGCCTGCAGGTTGGTATTCTTGGTCTGACCCTTCAGACACTACAAATACAAATGCTAAGGTTTGGTATGTCAGTCCTGCAGATACTATAGTAAGTATTTTACAAAACGAACAGACTTGTTCATCTCTTGGATATCCCCCTTTAGCTGGAACATATGACTTTGGTTGTGCTGGAGGTGGATGTAATGGAACTGGATACATAAACGTCTCTTCTATTAGTGGGGGTAATGCTTTTGGTTATAAGTGGACAATAACAAATCCACAAGGAACTACAAGTGGTTATTTATCAATAGGCCAGAATGTAAGTGGAACTACAAGTAGTATAGCAAGTGGAACTTATACAATAAGAGTTTACGACGGTAGGCAAACTGTTAATACAGCTTATACTGTTACATTAGATTGTAAGTGTTGTACTCCGTTGACTGGTCAAGTATTCCAAGTTTATTACTATTATATTTTATCAAGATGTGATGGAAGTGGAACGCTAATTGCTAGAAGTATAAGACAAAGCGCGCCAGGTGGTGCTTTTTATCTAGGTGGTGCATTTGTAAAAATGAATTGCGTGTCTGTTAGTGGCACTGCTGCTGGCCCTAGTTACGATATTAACTTAGATAGTCTTCAGCCAGTTAGCGATTGTAATAATACATCGTACTGCTTTACTACGCCAAAGTCTTATGGAGCTGGGTATGGTACAACTAGACCATTAGCTTGTTACCACGCAAATTATGGTTTTACAAATAAAATAACACTTTATACATATAATACTATACCAGCACTTGCAAATGGAGTTCAAGTATGGACTAATCACGATGGTGCTTCGGGAAATTTAACAGGACATCCAAATACTTCATACTATTATTCTTATGGAGGAAAAGTTTGGACAGTAGATGCTAGTGGTATTTTAAGTAATGAAGCAAACTGTTCTGATTTTACTATAGCCGCTCCAACAGCTTCAATATCAAGTGGTTGTACTGGATATTTAGGAACTGGGTACATTACCATTAGCTCTTGGTCTGGAGGAGTAGGAGAAGGATATTATGCAAGAGTGTTTAATGGTGGCACATTTTTAACAGAATTATATCCAGGAAATCAAACAATATCAAGCCTTAGTAATGCGCAGTATACAGTAGTAGTTGGAGACTATAGAAGGGATACTACTACAACATATACAATAAATATAGGATGTAGTGATTATCCTGCTCCAGTATTAGCTGGGGATGGCACTATATCTGTTACTAATTGTAATTCATTAGGTTATGGAACTATTAGGGTTAATGGAATTGCTGGAGGAAACGGGACTGGATATTTTTGGACAGTTGATGGGTATGCTGGTTCTAACGCTGATGGAGCTTCTGTTGCTGGGTTTGTTGGCAGCGGAACAGTATATACTATTAGATTGTATGACTCTAGAGGTACACTAAATACTTCATATTCTTTAACAGTAAATTGTGTTCCTGCAACTTTTTATTATTTATGGACAGCCATTAGTTGTGCATCAGGAGCTACCCTATCTATAAAAACAACTAACAATGGAAGTGTTGGAACTACATATAAAGTAGGGACAAACACTTCGGTAAATAATTGTCTTACATTGTATTCTTATGATGGCACTACAACTAGCCCCTCTGGAGCACTTACCTTGGGAGCTGTTGTAAGTTGTGATGACGTCTCTCAATGTTTCCAATTATAAAAAGGATATAAATCGTATCTTTGAGCATTATAAAATAACCCTTTATGGCTAAAACACTTAGCATTACATTGACATCAAAAGGAGCAGATGCTGGGCCATTTGATATAATAGCATACAATGGGAACACAGTTTTAAGCACTGTAGTCTCAAATGCAACATTAGTAGTAAATACTCCAGTTCAATATACAAACGTTCCAGAAGCGGCTACTAGCGTTAGACTCTTATCAAAAGGTTTGTGTACGAATTTTATTGATTTAACAATACAATAACAATTAAATGCCATCTACTAATCAGTGTATAGGGTCTCATTATGATGAATTAAAACAGAGGGTTTTTTACTATAATTATAACTCATCTGGGTATAATGGCATATATGTATATGATATGAAAACCAATGCAATAACGCCATTGCTTATATCATACGTAGATAGCGGTGAAGACTTATTTGATTTTGACCCTAAGTATCCAGTTGCATCTATAAATATATTATACAGAACAGAGGAGGATGGAGATATATTACTTTGGACAGATAGGAAGAATAGACCTATGAAGCTAAATATTAGAGAGGCTTTAATTTCTGGTAAGACATATGGCACTTCTTGGAAGAAGAAGTATTTAACTGTAGCAAGGCCAATGCCTTTAATAAGTCCTACTTGTACTTATGGAAGTGATGCAAATACAAATTCAAATAACTTAAAAAATAAATTATACCAATTTAGATATAGATGGGTATATAAGGATAGTACAAAATCAACTTGGGGCCCTTGGAGTAAAATGTTTGCTCCAGTAAATGCAGATACATTATCTACAGCATTAGACCCTCAAGTAGATAATTATATAACTATTTTATTAAATACTGGTGATATAGATTGTACTAAAATAGAAATAGCTGGTAGGCATCACATTGCAGACACATTTACAGACTCAATGCTTGTTGCAACATTAGATAAGGCTGCATTATCAATAGGTAATAATACAAATTATACATACTCTTTTTATAATGATAGTTCTTACGCTTTTATTGATAAGGCTGAAGAGGGATTGTTATTTGATTATTCTCCTAAAACAGCTAATGCGCAAGAATTATTAAATGGTAATATTGTTGCTTACGCTGGAATTAAAGAAGGTAACACATTTTCAGAAACATTCAATGTTACAGCCGCTTTATCAACAATAGCAAACTCTACTGCGCAAGGTTTAATAATAACACAAGTAAATAGTGATTACTATTATAGCTCTTGTGCAAACAGAAGAAATGCAATATTATTTACTTTTTCTGGAGGCTTGGCAGGCTTAGTAAATGTTACTTTAAGTGTTCAATATTTATTTGCATTACCAACACCGCCAGGTGGGTATCAATTAAAGAGGACAACTCCTATGTATACTTATGCAAGTGGAGATACTATTGCAACTATAGTATCATATTTTAATAGTCAGTTTAATCAAAGTGGTAGCAGTTTTGTTGCCACCACTGGGGATGCTTGTAATACTTTACCTGCAAACTCTATATTGATAGCTCCATCAGATGGAGGTTCTGAAGTATCTATTACTGGGTCAAATAGTTTTACTACATCTTCTGCTGGCGTAACAGATGTGAATAATTCAGTATATAAGTCTGGAAGTAGATATGGATTTGGTATGGTATACTTTGATGAGTTTGGCGTAACTAATGGTGTTGTTACAAGTAAATCAATGAATATAATAGCACCAGAAGGTACTACAAGTGCTTTAGGATTAGCTAGTATATCTATACCAAAGATTACATTTTCTGTAAATCACAGACCCCCAAGTTGGGCTAAATATTTTTCATTTGTTAGAACTAGCAATTTAAGTGTATCAAACTTGGTTTCAACATTTACAGATAATACTATTAAAGGAACTTCAGCAGGCTCTGGATATGTATATTTTAATATAGATTCATACCAAAAAAATACCAACGGATATCCTGTTTATGAATTTTTAAAGGGAGATAGAGTTAGAATTATGGGTACAAAAAATGGAGCAAGTAGCCCTCAGATTATTAGAGAATATGCAATATTAGATTTAATAGAAGCTGATTCAACAACTCCTTGGGTAACTACAGGAACTTCTTTAAAATCATTTATAAAAATACCATATGATTCTGTTGTAATGAGTTCTTGGGGTAGTGCTGGGTATACAGAATTTTATTTAGAATTATATACCCCAGCTACTTATCAAAATTCAGATGTAAAAATATATTACGAGTTTGGAGAAATATATCAAACAACAATAGATATAAATGGTTCTATTGCGCACAGAAGTGATATACAAGCTCAAGTGTACGGAACAACTCCAGCACTATTTGCTTTTGCAAGAGGAGATTTCTATCAAAGAACTAGAATAAATCCAGCCAATGCGGTACAGGCAATGTATATCATAGACAAATCTGTATCAGATAAATATGATTCAAATGTTGTTGGAAATGGTAGAGCTTTTGTAATAGATGCTTATGCTAAAGAAACATACTATCCTACGGTTATTAGATACTCTCTTCAGTATGAACAAAATACAAATGTTAATAATACAAATAGATTCTTTCCTGCAAATCTAGATGAGTATGATAGACAAAGAGGTGATATTCAAAGACTTACAAGCAGAGGAAGTCAACTTAGAGTATTCCAAAATAGAGGAGTTGGTGCAGTTCCTGTATATCAAAATGTAATGCAGACAGCTGATGGAAATAGTATAGTTACTCAAAATTTATCTGTTCTTAATAAGATACAATATTATCAAGGAGAGTTTGGGTTAGGAGACCAATATTGTTCTTTAGCATCTTCTGCTAGTGCAGATTATTTTACAGACCCAGTCATAGGCGCTCAGATTAGACTTTCTGCAGATGGTATGACATCTTTAACTGAGACGTATAAGGCTCACTATTACTTCAATGATAAATTAACTAAGTATCAAAAAACAACCTCTGGTGGCGCTCCTTTGCCAGATAAGTTCGCTAATGGTGGATACGCTAAAATATTAGGAGTGTATGATGTATTTGAAGAACAATTTACAACTTGCTTGCAAGGTAGTAATGATGCTACAAATCCAATTACACAGATGACATTTGCTTTTTCAGAGGCAAGGAACTGTTATGTTTCTTTCTATGACTTTTATCCAGAGTGGATATGTAATGCTGGTAATCTTATTATAACTTGGGTAAGTGGTGAATTATGGGCACATAATAATACAACAAGCTATTCTAACTTTTACGGCACACAATATTCGCCTTCAATAAAGATTGTATTTAATGAACAACAAAATATTAAAAAGCATTACAATACAATAACTACATTAGGGAATACTACTTGGGTGGCTCCAGCTGTAGGAGATGTAAATACAAACTTAAAAGACTCTTATACTAATCTGTATCAACAGTCTCAGCTAGTACAAGGAGACTTTAAAATAAAGGATGACAAGTACCACGCTTCTTTTAAAAGAGACTATAATAGTAGGGGTGGATTGTTAAATGGCGTTCCTTTAAAGGGAACTTGGGTAGAATTAAACTTACAGCCAGTAAATCCGCAAAGTTTAGTAGATTTGTATTATGTTGACTTATCAATACTTCAACCTATAAATAATAGATAATATGGCAATGACTACGTCTGGTATGAACAATACAGTTACTCCAGAAAAATATAAAAAGACTTTTTTCCAAACAGCAGGAGGGGTTGCCCTTACTGGTGGTCTTGGAGCTTTAATTGGTATGGGGCAAAGACACGCACAAAAACTTGCTCGCGCTAAACAACAAGAGCAGCAAGGAATGCAGAATTTGATGAATATGGAAATGGCCCCAGAACAGCAACAAGCATTAGCACAATCAAATGCTATGGCTAATCAAGGTATGGATGCTGCTTCTTTACAAATAGCTCGTGAAGAGAATGCTAGAGCACAAAATGCTCAATTTTCAGCACTTAGTGGGAAGCGTGCTTTATTATCAGCAATGCCTGGACTATCTATTTCTTCTGGTGATTTTGCTAAAAGACTAGCCGCTTCAAATGCTATGATGAAAAATCAAAATCAACTATCTAATATTGGTTTTAAAATGCAATACGGTCAACAAGCAAATGCATTACAAATGTCTAAGAATGAAGCATTAATAAACAAGGGAGTAGCAGATAGAAATAGATTAAATCAAACATTATCTAGCGGTTTAAGCGCTCTTGGTCAGATTGCAGGAGCAGCAATTGGTGCAGGTGGTAAAAAATGATAAACTAACATAACATATATGGCAATAGATTTTAGAGTACAAGGCGTTGATTTTTCTGGAATAGGGCAAGGTATTGCACAGGGATTGCTGATGCGCGCTCAACTCAAAAAGGAACAAGATTTAATTGTGCAAAAAAATTTGGAAGATTTTGAAAAAAATTATGACAAGACAAAGCTTAGAGACCAAGATTTAGCTCCATTTACAATGGCATTTAAAGACTATAAAGAAGCTGCTTTAAGATATTCAAGGATGAACAGGTCTGGTGCTAAACCAGAAGAAATGGTTGTTGCTAGTAATTTAAAAGACAAAGCTCTTAATGAACTGAATAGCATACATACTAAATCTACAAAAGCGTCTAATCATCAAGCAGAATATTATGAATATATAAAAACTGCAAAATTAAAAGGATTTGCTGTTCCAGAAAGTGTTAACAATACTTATATGCAGTTATCAAATAACAGCATAGATAAAATTGATTTAGATAATATGCCTTCCGCTTGGTCTAATCCACTTGTAGCACAAGAGGTAGATATTAAGAAGATGACAGATTATATGGATGCTATGGGGGCTAGATTAAAGGAAAAAGCAACAACATACACTATAGGAAGAGAGATTGGTAAGACTGCTAGTGGGAAAATGTTAACATCAGACATAGCCACAACTACAGCAGCTAGAAATGCAAAAACTGTTATTGGTTCTCTTGATGCATATTTAATTGCTCATCCAGAAGCATATAATGCTGCTAAAACAGATTACGAAAATCTTGTTAAGGGCGTTAATGAAAATGATACTTATGCTATAACTAAGTTTGATAATATAAAGAAAGAACTAGGATATGGAGCTGATGTATCAGTAGATAAATTAAAGCCATCTGAAGTTTATGGTTATAATTTTTATACACCTACTGTTATAAATCAAGTTGAAACCGATACAAGAGCAAGGATGGAAAATCAAACAGAAAGTGAAGCTTTTGATAGACAATATAAAAAAGCTACTTTGGCTCAAAAGTCAAACGAAAAACCAGCTCCTTCATTTGAACATCCTTCTGTTACTATTAATAAAGTAGTAAATAATTATGATGCTTATACAGCACCAAAATCTGGCAATATTTCATTTACTCCTAAAACTGGAGATAAAGATATAACAAGAGAGTTTACAAGTTATACAATTCCAAATGCAATGGGTGGAAAAATGCAGTTTAGAAATGTTCTTTACAATAAGGGGAATGCAGATGCTGGTATAAAGCCATTTATTACTTATAGTACATCTGAAGACCCGACAACACCTCAATATTCATCATTAGAGCAGTTTAATCAATTCTTGGTAAAAACAGCTCCAGATGTAACATTTAAAGGTGGACAGCCAATACAAGAATACCCATCAACTACAACTCCTTCAGTTGTTCCATCAAAGAACAAACCAAAAGGAAAGAAAGACCCACTAGGTTTGGGATTTTAATTAGTCTTAATTGACTAAATTTGTAGCAAATAAAATAGTTGTAATGCAAGATGTACCAAAATTATCGCAGGCAGATTTTGCGTCTAAAATAAGAGAGAAATACAATGCTTATCAAGATATTGATGATTCTACATTGGTATCTAAATTTATACAAAAATATCCAGTTTATGCTGATAGGGTAGATGTTCAATCTGCTACACAGCCAGTTAAAATAGAGGGCACTCAATCTAAACTTAAAGAAGCTATATCTAAGGATAGAAACAATCTTTCTACATTTTTAGACTTAGCTATACCTAACGATTTAGTTCCTGGTTTTAATATGGCTAGGAGCGCGTATAAGATAGCTTCTGGCCTTGCTGTTGGAGGTATCAACTCTGTTGAAAGCTTATTAAAATACGGGGCAGAAAGCGTTGCTACAGATGTTATACCAGCTATTGCGGGTGTTGCTGCAACTCTTAAAACAGGAAAGCCTGTAAAAATAGAAAAGCCATCTATAGAATCTGTTAAAAAATACAGAGAGAGTGTTAATTTAGAAAGTATAAAACCAACTACTGGATACAAAGGTAAATTTGATATTACAGATGGTCTTGGTATAGAAGACTTAAAGGCATTACCAGAAATAGCAGGTAGAGTGATGGTAGATATACCACTTGGTATTGCTACAAGAGGTAGTACTTATTATATGCAAGGGTATAGTGATGCTGTTGGAGAATATGATAAAATGGTTGAAACAACAGGACAGCCATCTGATGATAATGCAAGAAGTTTTTATGGTGTAGCAAGTGGAGCTATTAATTCTGTTCTTGAACAATTTGCAATAAATAAGATATTTAAAGGCCCTGCTTTTAATAAAGTAAAAAGTAAAATATTTGCTGATGTTTTGAAAAGAACATCTGTTTATGAAGGTAAACTTGGCGTAGATGCTATTGAAAAATTAGTTGAAATAGAAACTAAACGAGCTATGTCTACGCTTAAAAATAGAGGTGTAAAGGCATTATATGCTATGGGTGTAGAAGGTGGAACAGAAGGATTACAAACAGGATTACAAGAAGGCTCTAAGTATATATCTAATGCTATACAAGGTAAAGAGTTATTTAATGAAGAAGATATTAAAAAGAATTTATTTTCAAATATAATAAACTCTGCTGCAGTAGGAAGTATTATGGGTGGTGTAATAGGTGGAGGTGCTTCTTTAATGGCAGATACTAATAATGAAATTTTAAATAGCATTGCAGAAACAAAAACTCCAGAAGAGTCTGAAATATTAATAAAAGACTTAGACCAAGTTTTTAAGGATGAAAACTTTTCTCCTCAAGAGAAAGAAATGGTAATAGCTCAAGCTAGAAAATATGCTGAGATAAAGCAAACTATTCCTAATAATATACCAGCATCTGCTCAGAATCAAGCTATTAGATTAATTGAATCTAGGAATGAAATAGATGACTATATAAAAACAAAGGAAGAGGAAATCAAGAGTATGGATGAGGCTGTTGCAGGAGAAGAATTAAGAAACTTAGAATTATTTAAAGACGCTAGAAACAGCTTTAATGATAGAGTTAGAGATGTAGTTGCTGGAGAAAAAACAAAATACTACGAAGTTGATGGTAAGCATTACAAGCAAATAGGAGAAAATGCTCCAGAACAAATTAGTAAGAATAGATTTGAATTTGAACAAACTTATGAAGAAACTACTCCGCAAGGGCCAAGTGAGACTGAACAAGTTAAACCAAAAATTATTGAATCTAAATTTAATAAACCAATAAATCAAGAATTATTAGAAACAATTCCTAAAAAAGATATTTCTGATGTTGTTGAAAACATAGATAATGGCAATGCTGAATTAAATATAGATGTATTCCCAGCTACTGATTACAAATAATCAAAATGTATATTTATTACATTCGCAAGGTAAGGAAATAGGAGTTTTAACAGTTAATAATGAAACACTTGGTAATAGAAATGAAAGTTCAATAGCAGGAGTTGTTTTACACCCTGATGTAAAAGGTAAAGGTATTGGCAAAGAAATATATAGGTTTGTAAATAATGATTTAATTAATAAAGGGAAACCCCCATTAAAATCAGATTTTGATATAACTCCAGATGCTATTAATGTATGGAAAAGTTTAGTAAAATCTGGAGAAGCAACACAAGTTGGAATAGCAGAAAATGGTAATCCATTATTTGAAATGAACAAACCAACTAATGTAAAAGAAACTGAAGGCCAGCAAGCACCACCGACCAATGAAACAGATAATAGCAATCTACCTATCGGCAGCGAGACGCAACAAGAAGTAAATGTTCCAACTAAAGGGATTAAAAATAAAATAGTTTTATTTCTACAAAAGCAATTAAATCCTTTTGGTGTATTAGGAAGAACATTAACGTCTTTAAAGGAAAAGCTCCCTGGATATATTTCTGCTGAAATGAAGAAAGCAGATATATATACTGTTCAAGCTCTTAAGTTAATTAATAAGTATAAAGCTAATATTTCACCAGAAGATATTGATGCCTTTTTAACTGGTAAAGAGTTATCAAAGCCACTACCAGAAGACCTTGCAAATCAATTATCAAAACTAAGAGAGCATATTGATGGTATGACAGAATCTATGATTGACCTTGGAATTATTACCGATATAACAGAAATAGAAAACTTTAGAAATAATAAAGGTTCTTATTTAACAAGAGCATACGCTTTATTTAATGCTACAGGAGTTACTATTGACAATATCACTAAAAAACTTGAAAATGTAGACCAAACTATTGTAGATAATGCATTAAATTATTTAGCAACTGTTATATACAATCAATCAACTCAAGGAGATTTATTTGTAGATAATAAAACTCTTACTAAAGAAGAGGCTATGGATATGGCTAAGCTTATGGCTAATAAAATCTTAGCAGATGAAGAGAATCCATTTACTAAAAAGAAATTGGAAGGAAGTTTAAATGTAAAAGCATTAACAGAGAGACAAGACATAGCAGCACCATTAAGAGCATTAATGGGGGAATATACAGACCCTTTGCATAAATATGCAATTACTGTTTTTAAAATGGCTAACTTAATAAGTTCACAGAAATATATGGTTGAACTTAGAAATTTAGGGTTAGGTAAATTCTTGTTTAGAGAAGGAGACCCAAATGCTCCTAAAGAAGCTACATCCTTACTAGCTGCAGAAGGCTCTGAGTCTATGGCTCCATTAGCTGGATTATATACATTCCCAGAATTAAAAGAGGCATTAGAGCAATCTGAAAAAGAAAAAACATTATGGATTACAAAACTAGCAGGTACTGTTAGAGGATTTAAGACAGTATACAACCCTATGACGCACGTTAAAAACGTACTTGGTAATATAGGGTTTTTAGTATCTAATGCTCATTGGTCTGAAGGAAAAGAATCTTTTGAGCTTATAAAAGAGTTAGTAAGAGGTAAGGATAATCAAAAATTAAATGATTTAATATTTAAATTAAATGAATTAGGAGTATTAAAC